ACATATGTTAAAAAATCCTCATTTTTAGCTAATTAGGAAATATTAACACTTTAGAATTCCTTAATCAACTCATCGGCAAAGCATGCTGTATACTGATGTTCACCCACATGAGTAATATAATCATTAACCAAACAATAGCATTTTCCACCTATGTCTCTCCATCGTTTACAGAAGGCAAAGTCCTCTCCTAAATAAGTCTTAGTTTCAGGATCATGTAAAGTGTCAAAAAAATTGTAAAAATGCTTTACTCTTTCATTCTTGCCATTAATTACGTTATCTTGAACTATCTCAAAGTGAGGATATTTTTCTATCATCTTTTCAAATACTGACCTTTTTATCATCATAAAACCTGTGGGTGAGTGGGTCACCTCTATAGCTCCATCCTTAACCTCAATGCTTTCTGTATTAGATACTTTAAAAGGATACCTATAAAAAGCTCTATATTTAAGATCGTCTACAGTTTTAATTTTATTATTTTTAATCATGTACAATGCCTTATCCCAACACATATCTTTTAATGCATAAGGCACAGATATAACATCTTTCTTAGCATCTAATAATCTAAAAGCACTTTCAGGTTTAAAACCAATATCAGAGTCTATAAATAATAGATGACTCATACCACTACGTAAAAAAGCAGACACACACAAGTTTCTACCTTGTGTAACTAATGATGACTTGTATAACTGAAAAACTATTTTTGTTTTTTTCTTGATAGCTAATTTCTGTAACTCTAATAAGGATTGTGTGTAATGTATACTTACTTCTGAATGAACAGGTGTTGCAACAAACAAACTATTTTCATTTAATTTTTCTTTTTCCTCATCTTTGTTGAACCAAAGTGGTTTAGAATTTGGATCGCTTTTCATGTAATAGTCCTTCTAAGAAATTAGTCCATTCTCCTTTTCTTCTCTCCCAAGAATAAAACTGATTAAAAAATTGTTGTTGGCTTTTTAAAAACTGTGGCACAGAACCTTTATATAAATAAGAGTTTACTTCATCAATAGAAAAAGCAAATAATTGTGCTAGTTGTTTATAGTCGTTGGTATAATTTATATATACAGGCCATTCTGAACAAGTTTCAAATAACGCACCATAATTAGTTGTAATCATGTGCAAACCAGCAGCTAAAGACTCTATAGCAGATATGCATGATGTTTCTTCCCATATACTTGGAAAACAATATACGTCATAACTTGGTAATTTTTTTCTTATCTCATCATTATTTACATAGCCTATATAGTTTACATTAGGTAATGATTTAGCCTGTTCATATAAATCTTTATATTGACTATCATTTGCGTCCTTAAATTGATCGCCATATATTTGTGTGCTTGAGTAGACATCTAATTCTACATCCTTACTTTTTATTAATTGCATAGCCCCTAACAAAACATTGAGACCCCTCCATGGTGTTGAATGATAAATCATTTTTAATTTACCATTTCTTTTAAATTCTTTGTTTGGAAAAGGTTCAACAGCATTTTTAATAACTGTGCATCTATCAGTCGGTACCTTAAACCTCATTCTAAATTTTTCATAACACCAATGCGAATTAAAAACATAATAATCGTACTTCTTGTGATTGTCTTTGTTAGAAAACCAATCAATTAAATTAGGTTGATCGTAGGAGTTTTGTTGCCAAAGAATATTAATTTTATCTAAGCTTAGTGGGATCTTCTCAGGCACAGAGGTTGTAATTTGAAAGTTATCCAAAATCTTGTTATCAACATATTTGTATAACAGTTCGTATTGAATCTCAGTTCCTCCGAGAGGACTCATTTAGTGTCGCTTTTACCACCCACAGAAGCTGGTGTAATTATCAAGTCTTGCTGAAAATCAGCAGCTGTAGTATCTGTGTTTGGATCAGCCACATCTGCATCAAATTCAGCTTTATCTTTGTATTCTTTGCCAGTTCTTTTGTGCTTTATTTTTTCTACTGCGTGTGCTGGTATTCTTTTTATTTCCATATTAACGTCCTTGTCCTTTGTAGGGTTGTTTCTTCATACTTCTTTTTTCATGTTTGTTCAACCTTTTCTTATGTCTTCCAGGTCTTTTTTTCGGAGTCCTTTTAGTATAATTATTGACACCATATTTAGGTTTCTTTTTAGCCATTTTCTTGTGACCTGTCTATCTGAGCATAACTTACTATACCTTGTAATTCATCGGCTGTTCCTGCTGTCATTTTTAAAGAGTCACCTTCTTCTAAAACTAAAGTTTGATTAATAATATCAACTACTTCATTAGCTGGTATGGCTTTATTTCTTATCCTAAAAGTTGTAGATGAGGAACTATCTGTAAACTGCACTGATAGGTTGACCGGTGACCCTGAAGCGTTGTCTACTTGTATCTGTTTAACTAAACATCTAGCTGATGATGGAGAGGTCAATACAGTGGTTGTGTCTGTAGTCGATAAATTTATACCTGCATTTTTATATTGTATTGTCATGATATAAACCAGTTAAAAGTTGATTGTTCGTTTTTTAAGTCTTGTTGATACGATGTATTCAATTGTTGTTTTACCGTATCTAATGATTGCAAAACCTGTCTTTGGTTTTCAGGTTGATAAGTTTCTTTAGGCTCTGGTATATATGCAGTAATCTTTGCCATTATCTTCTTCCATCCGGTTGTACGTCAGCACGGAATGTTCCATATCTCCAAGATTGTCCTGTGCTTGTATTTTCTATTTTTAAACTAGCTGCTCTCCCTCTTGCTCT